CGTTTTGAGCAATCCACGCAATAGACTCCATTTTTTCTGTTTCTAATCGCGTAGCAAGATCTTCCGCTTTGCGCGTTCTATATTCTGTGCTTACATCAGGATCTTCAAGTATTCGACTGCGGCGAGTCGTAAGCGTGTCGGTTAAACGCTTGAAATCTGCTTCTGAAATTGGTGGCAATCCATTAGCCGCATTTGAGTCGTTAATCCTTTTTCTAAGAGCCTCTGTATCAGCAAGCTCTGCATCAGTTCTCAACAACGCATCAACAGACTTGTCTTTTTTAACTTGCGTTGCCCCTGGTATTTGGCCTTGCAAGTTACGCATTTGATTTAAGTAAAAAAGCTTTTCTTCAACTGTCTCAGCATCTCTGGCTTGAGTTTGCAAAACATCAATTTGACCAGTTAAAGCAGACAAATCGCCCTGCTGAGCAGCTGCCCCCGCCTGCCTAAATGCAGTAATTGAAGCATCCATACGAGCCATTTTGTCTCGTTCTTTCCTTCGATTTTCAGGGCCAAGCATGGCCTGACCAATTGCGCTACCTACATCGTCAGAAAACCCAGGTCGAGCAAGACCGCCTAATACAGCAGAGCTTAAACGTAAATTTGGTAATGCCATTGTTTACTCCGTATCATTCCGATCAAACAAACCTTTTAGTAGATCAAATAACCCTTCTTCATCGCTCTGAGCCGCCGCCGCTAATAAACCAGCACCAACATTACCCACAAGGTTGGCCTGACCAAGACCAGATGCAAGCAGTGCATCAATGCCTGTCATTGTAGACTCGCCAAACAAACCAGTGCCAAATTGTTGGGCTTGCTGACGCAATTCAGCCGCTCGGAGGGCCTGATTAAATGCATTCTGAGCAGATGCTTCAGGAATGAATGCTGACTTAGTAGCTGCAAGAGCCTGCTGTAACCGAGCCGCCTCAAGCGCCTCACGGCCTGTAAGCAACCCTAAAGCGCCTTGTGCAAGCTGAAGACCCATGCCCTGCCTGCCAGATCGCAATGCCTCTGCCGCCGCTCCAAGACCCGCTCCGGTGCTTGAAAACTGTGCCCCCAACCGGCCAGCTAACTCACGCTCAGCTTGAGCCTGTTGCATAGCTTGAATCATCGCAGTGTTTTGCGCTTCTGACTGAGCCTTTGCAAGAGCCAATTGTTCTGGAGTACCGCCATAAAGATTGGTTGCAACACCCAGCCTCCCTTGAGAGGCTAGACGCTCCTCTAATGCAAGCCGTTGACGCTCTTCCTCTGGTGTCTGAGCCGCCCGTATGCGCTCAAAAATAGCCTGCTCTCTTAACGCAGGATCTATTTCAGCGTCTGAAATCAAACCACGAGCTGCAGTTAAATTATCTCTGGCAACTAGATTGGTAAGATTCAACGTTGGCAAATTACGATCAAGCTCAGTCTGAACATCAGCAAGCATAGACTCACCAAGATTAGCCGCTTGTTGTGCACCACCAACAGTAAATCCAGTGTCTCGTATTGCGCGACCAAGCAAAGCGCCTTGAAGTTGTTTGGCTTTGCCAGTTGGCTTCATTGTAATGGCGCTTCCTTTAATTCCTCCGGTGCCAGTTCCTGTCGTAACGGTAAATGGCTTAAAGGCGGCTTTAGTTTCAAGCTGTCCAGCAAGTGTATTTGCCGCTGTTTGAGCGGATGTTCCAACCCCACCAAGCTTGTTATACGCCGCGTTAATCGCGGCTAAGCCTGCTATATCACCAAAAAGCGACATCAGTATGTCCCTCCATCTATTGTGACGGTATCGGCACTCCCCAAGTTGACAACCACATTACCCGTAATTGTTAGATTTGGGACTGTCACCGTTCCTGTAAAAGTAGGAGAGGCAGTATCTGACTTGGTGGCCGATGCTACTGCAATCGCATCAAACTCCGTATCAAACTCACTACCACGAATAATCTTATTGCTATCGCCAGAGGGCAATGTGTCCTTAGCGCCAAAGTTTGTAGTCTTACTATAGTTACTCATACTGTTTTACCTATTAACGCTAATACGTTTATTTCTTGAATCGACAATACAGCGCCATTTATGGAAGACTCAATGCCTATCGTAACAACACCGCCATTGCCATTTCCCTGAACTGAACGTCTTGTAACCAAAAGCCCGCCAGTAAACTTGCCAATACCGTACTCACTAACACCAAAAAACGCTGGATCTTGATCGCCAATATTGATTTCATAGTTTTGAAATGCGGTCGCAAAGTCATAGGCCCATTTAACAAACACCGTGCCATCATTGAGCCCAACCAAAGTCGGACGTATTTTTTTTACAAGCTTAATGCGACCAGGATCGCCAAAGGTAAGCCCAGGACTAAAGTACCTAAACTGATAGCTAGAGGTATTATCCTGATAACCATCATATTTACCCAAGCCATCCGTAGAGCCTATGTACAAAGTGCCGTCTTTGTCTCTGGCAAAGGATTTATGGACTACAGATGTCCATCTAGTTACCCGATAGGCATTGTTTTCAAGCTTTACCTTTAGGTCAAAACAAAAAACAGTTTGCTGACTAGGAAAGCAAATCAAGTAAAATGAGTTTTCTGGGCTGTAAATAGACGCTATTGGCAGTGTTTCTGCGTTAATTACATCAATTAGCTCTGTTTTAATGTTGATGCTTAAGTCTGATAATGGCAAAGACTTCTCTTGTATTGTTCGGCCAAGGCTTCGTAAACCAGAGTTAGACAAAAATAAAATGTCTGTACCAATGCTTTGAATAGAGTTTCGATCAACACAACCTACGCCAGACACAGTGTCTGAAAGGCTCATTACCGCTGGCGTATCTGCATTCTGATAGAGCAAAATGCTGTGCTCGCCAAAAATAGCCAAAAGGTTATTGTGAGCGGCTAAGCCAACCACTACATCATGTCCATCCGGCCATGCTTTTGAAACATTAATAGAGCCGCTACTGCCACTGAGAAAATCAACACCATCAAGCAGATCAGACCAATACACCGTTTGTGCTTCCGATGCGTTATCTGCTATCCACAAGCGTCCAAATGACGAAATAGCCTCGTTACACTTAAGTGTAGCGGCTGTTGAATTGCTATTGACAGTGCTAAAGGTTCTAAGACCAGTGGCATTGTCATAAACCAAAGGATCAAATCCACGTTGGAAAAAGTAAGCTTTGTCGTTGAAGTTGACGATTTTCCAGTTATTGGCATTAATAGAATATGAACCAGGAGTGGCATCAACCAGCGTAGTTGTGCCGGTCATAATCTTGTTGTTACCAGTGCTAAAAATTACTTCATTGTTAGAACCATCATAAAAATGGTGTATGCGATGTAAGTAATCTGCGCCTAAAACTGTCTTGTTAGTTGTAATAACATTGATGCCTTTCCTAGACGCAACCCGACCTCTCTTATCGATAACCGCATTGTCTGCAATTTCAGCAAACGAGGGATCTTGAGATAATGGAGAGTCTTCAGTGTTGATGCCCTTAAATCCTGGGGCAATCAAGTTGATGCTCTGTAACGGTTGCGCCATGATTTATCCTATGGTGTATAAAATATCGTTTCTTCAGGATGTTTTTGCGCGTCAAGCGCCACCGCATCAGAAAGATACTTGTCAGCAATAGAAAAATATTCTGCTGTAGAAGTTCCACCGGTTTCACCGCGTTCTCTGGCAAGCAACGCTACAGCCAAATGGATTACAGGAGTGCTAGGTATAGCTAAAGTATCAGTATCATTCGTAAGTGTTGTCTTGCGGATCACAATTCGCGACTTGAGCGAATAAACACCATCTGGCTTGGGATACACATCAATCTGAGCATCACCGTTTGTATCAACGCCGTTATAGGTGTAGTACTCAGGCGCACCAGATGCTGGATTTTGAATCAAAAACTTATCATCAAACCAATTTTGCGTTTGATACTCCATCATAAGATTTGACGTATCATTGATAAGATTTAACACCTTACCTTTATCGCCGCTGCCAGTAAGTGAATAAGTAAAGTCTCCAGCAGATGTTGTAATCGTAAGTGGAGATCCTGATGTTGTCCGCAATGCTGACCAATCCCAAGCTGACTCCACCATTTCTTTTGCATCATTTACAAAATCGCCCACCATGGTGCTATAGGTATTATTGGTAACTGTCGTAACAGTATCCTCTCTTAGCCTACGCAAAACGTTGTTAACCAAATTTAAATATGTCATGTCAGCATTCCACCAGAATTGCCTGAGTTTCGCTTAATAATATCGTCAAGCATGTCTCCAGAACCCATGCTTTCAAGTTTTGCTAAATAGTCCTCGTCGGTAATGCTACCCTGAAATGGCTCAGGAACATTAAAGTCCAGTCTATACATAAAATCTTTTGCTTTTGGGGCAACAAACCCGCTGCCAGCCAAGCCAGCACCTTTGAACAGGTTTAGTATATCTCCTTCGCCGCCAGGATCTTTGGTTTGATCTTCTGGATCTTTGGTTCCAATAAGATCTTCTACTGGCTCAGGGTCTTTTGTTGCAATAATCTCTGCAGTATCTTCACCGCCTTCTTTATCATCACCGCTACCAAGCTCAGGCTCTTTTTCTTTTGCCTCAGCCTCTCCAAAAGGATCATCATCTTTTACATCAATAATATCAGCGGCTTGTTCTGGAGGAATATCTGGATCATCATCCTTATTATTAATATCTTCATCAGGCTGCTCTCCTGAATCTGGGTCTCCATTATCTTTAACATCAATTATGTCGCTAATAGTTTCCGGAGGAACATCAGGAGGATCTGAGTCTTTTGTATTTAAATCTACGTCTTCAGGCTCACCTTGATCGCTATCATCATCTTTAGTACTAGAATCAACATTTTCTTCTTCGCCGTTGCCATCATCCTCGCCAGTATCGCCATCACCATCAGGGCCGTCATCCTTATTATCAATAATTACATCAATAATTGTGTCAAAAAATCCCTCTGAATCTTTGTCAGCAACGTCTTCGTTGGGATCTTCACCACCATCCTTGGTATCTGGGTCAACATTTTCATCTTCACCTTGACCGTCGTCATCACCGTCACCGTCACCATCGCCGTTAGGGTCAGGGTCTTTTCCATCTATAGTGGTATCAGCAAGCGCACTATCTTCTGGGTCTTTGGTTATGCCTGCATTGTTGGCTACATTTTCAGCTAACTCTTTTTCTAGTTGCTCTGCGGCATCCTTGTCCTTTTCTGTTTCCGCATCATCAAAGTCTTTTTCCCGCTGCTCTGCTAAATCTTTATCTTTTTCTGCCTCGGCATCCTTGTCTTTTTCGGCTTCTGTGCTGTCTTTGTCTTTCCCCTCCTCTTCTTGAATCTCTTTTTCTCGTTGCTCAGCGGCATCCTTTTCATCCTGTTCAGCCTGAGCATCTTTATCAGCTTCAGCATCTTTGTCCTTTTCAGCTTGCTCATCAGCATCTTTATCTTTTTCTGTTTCTTCTTGGTCATCCTTATCTTTTTCAGCTGACTCTTGGTTCTTTTCTTCGTTTTCAGCATCTTTCTCAGCGTTTTCTTGATCTTTTTCTTGCTGTTCAGCTTGCTGTTCTTTGCCGTCCTTTTCGCCCTCTTCGGCGTCTTTTTCGCGCTGTTCAGATGCCGTATCCTTGTCGGCGTTTTCCTGTTCTTTTTCTAACCGCTCTGACTCCGCCGCATCTTTGTCTGCATTTTCTTGTTCTTTATTTTTACGCTCTGCTTCTTGGGCATCCTTTTCTTCTTGCTCAGTTTCAGCATCATCCTTAGCCTGCTGTTCAGCAGCCTCATCTTTTTGTTGTTTCTCAGCGGCCTCATCTTTCTGTTTTTTTTCAGCTTCAGCATCTTTTTGAGCCTCCTCTGCCTCAAGAGCCTCCTTATCGTCTTTCTCTCCCTCTTCGGCTTCTTTTGCTTCTTTTTCAGATTCTGCTTGATCTTTTTCTAACTGCTCAGCAGTATTGTCACTGTCATCATCCTCATCGTCGCCATCACCGTCTTCAACACCAGAAATAAAATCACTGATATAACGACTCCAACCAGGCATATCAGCAAGAATGCCAGGATCAAAGTTCTTTAAATCTTCAAGAGTAGCCTCGCCAGCTTCATAACGCTCTACCAGCTCAAGCCATCTATTTATAGAAAACTGAACGCGCCTAGCTTGTTGAGTTGAATAGTCTCTCGTAACAACACGCTGAAGCTGGCTTACAAGCTCAAATATATCCTGAAACACTGCATCAGAAATTGAACCCTGACCAATGGTTATTTTAATTGCCATTACTTACCGGCCTTGAGCTTCATCAGCTTGTCAGCACCACGGATTCCAAAGCTCGCAGATACTGCCAAAAACAATAAATACTGATACCAATCAGGAAGAGAAGCCAACACATCAAAACCATCAGAAACCCTAATAAGAATATCGGGGTCATCAACGACAATGCTATAACCAAGACAGAAGAGAGGGACGGCAAGCACGATAGTCCAAAACTCATCCTTCCAAGAACTGGCTGAAGCCGCTGCCATTTTTGATTCCCAATCGGCATCATTCTGTATTACCTGTAGTTTGGCTTGGTGTTTGGCTTGTGCCTGCTCGTGCCTATTGCTGAGATAGCCCGATGCAAGGTTAGCTATCGGTCCTATTAATGCTTGCAACATTACGGTTTACCTCGCCCACAAATACGTTGAACAGTCTCCGTCTCCCATATTCGGATAGACATCCAAACAATCGTCAGCAACGCACTAATAGCAGGCAGTACACCAGCCAATGCGCCAACACCTGTTGCAACTGATACGGTATCTGCTACTTGTTTCAAGCCTTCATCAGCCATTAATCACATACCAACACTAATTCGCCATCCTCATTTGTTGTTGTCTGACAAACACGAGGAACATCACTAATAATTTGCTCAATCGAGGTCGTATAATTTGTCCATACGCCCTCAAGCAATGCATTGTTGCCTGTATCAAGGTTTAGTATTGCGTCAAATGCATCAAGAGAAACGTTTGTTACTCCAGTAATGCCAGCATTACCTAGCTCCACAATGCCATCCATGCCTGCTGTAGCAATGTCTGTATTAGCCCCAAATCCTGCTACGCCTAAATCAACTGCGCCCGTAATGCCTGCGGTCCCTAGTGTGACCATGCCATCAATAAAGTCTGAATAATCAGGTGCCGATCCTGCCGCTCCAAGCCCAGCAATGCCGACATCTGCGGTTGCTTGGCTCATATCTGCAAAGGTGCTATACAAGGTTGCATTGCTTTGTGATGTAGCCGCTACACGAGCAAGGCTTACATCAGCGTTGTACTTTGCCATAGTCTTAGAAGCATCAGATTGTACCCACGCCATGCCTAAACTGGTAAGCGGAGCCGCCAAGATGCTAGCCCACTGAATAGCTTGCGATTGTTGCGGCACAGGACTTATGCTTGGTGTTTGAGTTAGTGCCAAAGCCATCACTGCGGCACTAGCCGCCTGCCCATCCCCAGCCGCTGCAATAGCTGAAAGCGCGTCAAACTTAGCCTGGGAAGCCGCCGCATTAGCATTTGCTGCCGCTGTAACAGCTTCATAGTACTCAGTCGTTGCAGAAGCACAACCGCCCAACAAAAAACATAAAACAACACCAAGCTTTTTCATTAAACACTCCTAATTAATGAGATTGTTGCGAAAATAACACCACCAGAAATCATTAAGCCAATAATAATTGCCGACACATCTAACATCCTGCGTTGCCTTCGCCGTTGTTTGTAAATTATTCGCTCACGTTTAGCTCGTATTTCTCGGCGCATCTGCATCATTTCTTTATACGTTTCTACCCCATAAGCCCATGTAACTAGCTCGCGTATTTGTTTTTCTTGTTCTTCTACCTTTTTCTTTGCAATAACACTATTTAATGCCTGTTGCTCAACAGATTCGCCATCAAATAACTTTTTAAATAACGGCGG